GACTGTTGCACAGTATGCTGCCTTAGTCTTAGCGTTTGCTTCAGTTCCACCAGGAACGCCACCACCCATTAGGATGAAGTCGATCGATGTGGTTTCTTTATCAGCGAATAGGTCTAGTCCAGACTCAAACTCTCCGTTAGTGTAGTCGTAGTCATCAGAACCACCTGTTAGAGTGGTAGAAACTACACCACTAACCTTCATCCACAATCCGCTAGCGGATGCAGCACCCCATGCAGTACCTGCTTGAGTGGTGGAAGGAGCGTGTGCTTGTGTTACAGCAGAACCAGCATAGACATACTCAGAAACGAGTTCTAGTTGATCTACGTAGTATGCTGCACCACCTTCACCAGTCTTACCATCGCTTAGTTTGGAAAGATATGTTAGTCTCTCAACGATGCTTCCTTTGCTACCAGATAGAGATCCATCTCTGTCTACAACAGCGATGTGTAGTTCGTCATACTTGACGCCTCTGTCTGCAGCGAATGCAGAAGTACCAGGACGAGGACCGATAGCAGATAGACGGGTTAGACCGTCACCAGCAATTCCTTCGGTTCCATCCGTGTTGGTGTTTGTCCACCAGTCGTATGCATCTTGGATAGCAATCGAAGTATCCTGAACTGTGGAAACAGTTAGAGTACCAGCTGCTCCACCAGATTGGGTAACAGTGACTGTATCGTTTGCTTCGTAAAGTGTACCACCTACGTTAGATACAGCAGCGGTGATTGCACCAGTGACCATACCAGAATCAATGGTGAATGTTGCGTTAGCACCAGCACCTGTGATCGTGATTACATCGCCTTCTGCATATGCAGCATCGCCAGCAGCATTGATTGCAACGCTATCAACAACACCAGCAGTAGCAGTGAAGTCAACGGTCAATCCAGTACCAGCACCAGTAGAGGTTGTTGCTACTCCAGTTCCTGTTGCAGCATAACCAGATCCACCAGCAGAGATAGGACCAAGTGCGTTAACTGTACCAGTAGAAACGGTGATGTCTACGGTTAGACCAGAACCATTACCACCTGTAGTTGGTAGAGCTTGTGCAGAGCGATAACCAGTACCAGCACCTGCAATAGCAAGTAGAGCTGCTACACCAGTATCAGGAGTGTCTAGTGTGTCGGATGTAGTCAGAAGAGTTGATGGATCATCAAGGATGATTGCAGCAGTATTAGTGCCGTCCCAGGAAAGAACTTCTGCTGTCTTACCACCTGAGAATGTTAGGTTAGTACCAGCGACCATTCCAGCAGGAACAGATGCTAGTCTTACGTATTGATCAGCGCCACGGTCAGCAACGATAACGTCTAGTGCGTTACCATGTGTACCTGCAGTTTTCGCTGCGAATTTCCATGCAGGATTGCTACCTTTAATTCTGGAAGCGTAATCTGTCTGGTTTTCGATAATTGCTGCTGCACCTGCATTGACTGCGCCAGTCTTTGCACGAACAACTGCGAGGCGACCACCGTAGTTTAGGAACTCAGATGCTACGAAGAAATCGTCTGCATTGGAGTCACCAGGGGTGCCGAATGTTTCTAATAGTTCTCTCTGTGAAGAGATCGTGGTGACTTCATTAACTGGACCTTTCTGGAAAGTCGTAACAATTGCAGCAGAAACTGCTGAAGAGTTTACAACGGTTCCTGCGGTAAGGTCGCGTTCCTTAATGACTACACCAGGCGAGATTTGACTTGCCATGTTTTTCTCCTGAAAAAGTACCCAAATTTGTCTAAACTTATTTATTATTTTGGATGCTTCAGGTGGGGAAACAACGCATGAACATACTACCAGTCTGGATATGACCAGTCAGCACCAGTAATCTTATTTTTTCTAGAGTTAGTAACTCGTTTCACAGTACAGTCTTTGCATTCATAAGAATATGCAGACGGCAATCCTTTCTTTTGTTTCCTTATGAGGTAAAAATCTTCAATTAAAACTTTCTTCTGTCCACATGTTCTACATGTTCTTTCTTTAAACAGAAGGTGTTCTAATGAAAATTGATCCTCTAAATTCATCAGTAGTTCCACATGTAGGATACTTCTTCTTGTGTCGTTCCATACTCCCAAACGGTGCCGTCCCCGTCCACGAAGGTATCATCACCCAGACCGTCATCAACAAAACCAAAGGGAGCCATATCTTGCTCAATCTGATTACGTTGTTCTTCATAAATTCTTCTTCGGACATCTTGATCTGTCATTTCTTTGAAGTAGTCCTGCATGACTAACCACGCAAACAGAACCATACACATTACAAGGTCATCATGATATCCTTCATCTGCTTCCCACGCTTGTTTCTTCTGCACAAACGTAGTAAGTTCTTGGAAGATCTGGAAGTCATTAAATAATAACTTGTCTTCTTCAATAATTGCTTTTAAGTTAGCGCAACCAATCTTCTTCACAGTTACGCTCATCTTTACACCTAGTTGTGTTTTGTTTCCTGAGAAGCCCTGACCAACAACTTGACCAGCACGTCCACGCATCGCACACATAAGGACATTGGGATACTCAAGATCGTAATTAAGAGTAGCAGCAATAGAGTCTCCAATGTCGTTTACCTCAACTAAGATGTAAGGATTGTTATATTCTTTCGCTACTTGAAAAATTACCGAGGGAAACAGTACAGGCTTAATCTCATTATTTCTGTACTTTGCAACGATCTGATACGGGAGAGTGGTGATATCAAACACGAGGAAAGCAGAATAGTCGCCACCGATTCCTCGGGCAACATCCACAGTAATGATATATTCGTGATCTTTTTCTGCCCTCTTATAAACGTCAAGTCCTGCATTGCTACTGATGGGGTCGGTGAACGGAATGGTTTGGAGTTTTGCTGGACTGATTAAAGTATCAGCAGATCCTAAGAAGTCACACTCAAATTCTTGTGCGAACTGTCGTGGTGACGTGTTCTTAATTGTCTCCTCCTTCCATTTAGCATCTCTACCAGGAACTTGAGACCAATGTACTTCATTTGTAATATAATCATTCTTGCCCCTCCTAGCATCCTCCCACATCTTGTAGAAGTGATTCATGCCGTTAGGCGTAGAAATGATAATTACTTTCGTTGATTTACCAGACGTAATAGTAGGATAAACAGAGGCAAAGAATTGCTCTGCAACATGGTTTGGAACGAACGCAAATTCATCGAGGAAGAGGATATTGAACGACATGCCTCGGACAGCACTTGCAGATGTAGAAGCAGCCAGAATCTTTGATCCATTTTCAAGTTCAACATTACCCTTGTTCCATACTAAGATACCATGTTGCATCCACTTGGGCAAGTTTTCGTATGCTAACTGTAACCTGCCCAGTAGTTCCCTGGCGGTAGAAGCCTTGTTAGCAAGGATACCAATATTAACACTATCGTTAAAGATAGCATAATATAGTAGGTAGGCGACCACAGTAGTAGACTTACCAGTCTGTCTCGGAAGTTTTGCAATGTTAAACCTATTGTTGTGAAAATCTTTTAGAATCTCTTTCTGAAAATCATACATGCTGAAGGGAACCAAACCTTCGTCCAGCGAGATAATCTTAATATAATTCATTGCAAAATAGATGGGATCATTCTTACACTTGATCCACTCATCGATTTGCTTTTTTGTAAATTGTATTGGGGTTCCCGCTTTCTTTAGATTCGGGTTCCCCAAATATACATCATTCTGAGACACAACAAATGCTAGTTCACTACTAGTATTTAGAGATCCCCGAACTTATCATTCATGTCTTGAATATTCTTCTTCCTTTCACTGATCATACCGTCGATATATCCAGAACGATATTCCCAGGTTTGTCCACCATCCTTTCCTCTTGAAGGATTGATGCACTGATGGTTCCCTAGCTTGTTGCAAACAAGACCAGCAAGGTCAAGCTCACTAGAATCAGATGAACTCCCAGTGCCACGCCAGACATGCTTACCGTTAATCCACGTCGCTCCGCATTTTTCACATTCTTTCCTCTCTAACTTAAAATCTGAAAAACCGTGATCAGGATCGGTCATGTTTTCTTAACTCCTTAATTTTTTGGTTGTATTCAGGTAGGTCTTTGATAAGTTGTTGTTCTAACTTACGACGCATAAGATACATCCTAAATCTGACCCACGTATAGCGTAATTGTAAATCCATGTATGCAAATAATCGCATCGTTTCTTCTGGTCCTGCATATGCTACAAGTAGAATTACGACTGTGATTACTAGATAAATTCCAAGCATATATGTTACACTCAGCTACACTACGATTATACCGTATGTAGGTAAAAATAGTGTAACGAATGGCTAAGATTTCTGTACCTTAACTTAATCATCATATGTGAGAATAACTTTGATGATATAACTAACGCCAATAAGAAGGAGCATGATCGAAAAGATCACACTCCAAACAGGGTCATTATTATTTTCTAGGGGGCGGAGGAGGAGGTTCATGCTTCCATTCCATTTTCATGTCTTTATATCTAGGATTGTTTTTTGCCTCCCAGGATATCATTTGTCCTAATTTATCAGAGCATTCACACCATCTTCGTCTCGCCTCTGGCGCACCTAGATCTTTTTTCGCCATAGAGATTCCCACTCCCTCCAAAGGCAAGCACATTCATGACTCTTCTTCTGTAGGTGTTTCTCCCTGTACATGTTTTTTGTCGAAGGGTTCCCAATGCTCCCACCCATATTTATGAACCGCCCACATTCCTAGGATAGGAACAAACACCAAACACCACGCCATAAATCCACATGCTATTGGATTGTTCAGTGTTCTCCCACAAAACCTAGCAAATTCTAGTATCATGATACATCCAAGAAAATTTCTGGTTCTTCATCATCATCAATATACTCCACCATACGGAGTTGTTTGATACGTTCTCTTAAACTTTTTCTTAGAACTTTGTGTTCTTCTAACTCCTCTTGATTAAGAGGAGCATGTCTTCTATCTAAACTCATGAATCGAAATATTTTTGTAGAACTTCAATACGCTCTTCTTCATGAGCAATGATATCAATTTGATCTTGAATAGCAGCAAGAACATCAGGATGCTCTCCAATACCCACAGGGTTCTTGAGATAGATCTCAATGTTTAATCTTGCTTTTTCGATGTTGCCTTTAGCATCTGCTTTGAGTGCTTCTAAAATTTGTGTTCTCATGCTGGATAATCCCATTTAGTAATAAAGTCTGTTTTATGTGTAGGTCCCCACGTTGCAGGCATATAGAGGTATGGAGCCGTGCGAATAGGACATTTCTCACCAGTACATAGAAGATCATCTACGATCCTCCATGATTCCATTACTTCATCTGCGTGGACAAAGTGTGATTGATCTCCTTGGATTGCATCGTGTAGAAGTTTTTCGTATCCATCGATTGCTCTGTCTTGGGGGTAGTCGTGGGTAAGGGTAGCGAGTTCAAGATCATCATTAAGCCCAGGAGATTTAATGTCCATACGAATATCCAAATGAGGATTAGGTTGGAGACGCATAACAATACGGTCGTTAACTTCACCTTCATACAGTTTTAGCGGTGGTGCTTTTAATTTAATAACTACCTCCACACAACCATAAGGCATGTTCTTACCAGTCATGACGTTAAAAGGTACTCCCTCCCAACGCCAGTTATCGACGAAAAGAGTACCAGCGAAATAGGTAGGAGTGTGACTCCTAGAATCAACGCCCTCTTCATTACGGTAGCCATCGTATTGTCCTAAGATAAGATTTGTTCCGAGTCTAGTGGCGGCAAGAACTTTTGTCTTCTCACGTCTTGTTTCCCTAGCATTCATTTTACTAGGTGGTTCCATTGCTACGAGAGCAAGGACTTGTAGGATATGGTTCTGTAGCATGTCGCGTACAGCACCAGCAGTCTCGTAGTATTGTGAACGACCTTCACAACCAATAGTCTCGGAAGCAAAGATTTGAACCTCTTCTATGTATTGCCTATTCCAAAGTGGTTCCAATAGAATATTGCTAAAGCGGGTGGCAAGAATGTTATTAACAGTATCTTTACCGAGATAATGATCAATGCGATAGACTTGCTTTTCGCGTAGATGTCGCTCCACCACTGACTGTAGATTATCAGCAGATTTAAGATCGTGCCCAAAGGGTTTTTCGATAACCACTCTGGAGGTTTCGGGATTATCGAGTTTACCTGCCTCTTTGAGATTGATAATCGCGTTAGCATACCTTTCTGGGGGAACAGATAGGAAGTAAGTATTATCGTAAAGATAATCAGGAAGGTGACGGAGAGTATCAACATTGTCTAAGTCTGCAGAGATGTAGTCTAGTTGATGTAAAAATGCTGCTGGGTATTCTCCCAGAGATTCTTTCCACACTTGCACTCCAGGATTTCTCCTAGAGCAACCAGTAATTAAAAAATTCTCTGGGAGAAGACCTTTCTCCCAGAGTTTGTATAAAGCAGGAATTAGTTTTTTCTTGCAAAGGTCTCCCGTTGCACCAAAGATAACAATTCCCTTAGTGAGCTGTTCCGTTTCCGTCATAATCGTCTGATTCATAGTAGACATTTTCACCTTTTCGGTTCCCGAAATAGATGGTGGCACATACAAAAGGTAGTGCTCCCCAAAGTAGGACATCAGCGAACGTCATGACCACCAAACATAGCACGCATTCCATTCAAAACCTTGGCTGTGAAAGCACCCAGACGGCGCGACTCAAAGCGTGCCCACAACGCACCAGAGATAACAGGAGCGGGTACGCCAAGATCCACAGCAGCGTGAACCGTCCAACGACCCTCACCACTGTCTGATACTCCACCATCGAACTTGCTAAGCTCTCTATCGCCGCGTAGTACATCAGCGGTAAGGTCAAGCAACCAACTACCAACCACACTACCCCGACGCCATAACTCAGCAACCTCAGAAACGTCAATGTCGTAGCAATAATCTTCTGGACAATCCATTGGAGCAACTTCAGCATCACCTGCAGCAACGTATGCTGCCCCAGCATTTGCTTCATGCAGGATATTAAATCCTTCTGCGTATGCTTGCATGATTCCATATTCGATTCCATTGTGAACCATCTTTACGAAATGACCTGCGCCAGGTCCGCCACAATGTAACCAACCATGCTCGGCACTTGTTTGATAACTGAGGGGGTCTGTACGAGGGGCAGATCCGATGCCTGGGGCGAGTGCCCTAAAGATTGGAGCGCAAGTGGATACTGCAGTATTTGCACCCCCAACCATAAGACAGTATCCACGGTCCAAACCGTAAACACCACCAGAAGTACCACAGTCAATATATTGGACACCCAACTTTGCAAGACGTTCCGCCCTGCGCCTTGAGTCCTTAAAATTGCTATTACCATGATCAATAATAATATCTCCTTCACTACAAAATTGTAATAGCTCATTTAGTGTGTCCTCTACTGTTTCTGCTGGTACTACCATCATGAAGATTCCTGGTACTCTTGCAGTATCAGTTAATACACCCTTGTTAGTATGTACTACTTGAACAAGGCTTTCCAGAGAAGTGGTACATCCACTGATATAACCCTCTTCAAATTGCTTACAAGCTTTTTCATAATTGTTTCTGTATCCGTGGACTTCGATGCCTGCTTTAATCATACGGCGAGACATACCCTCGCCCATACGACCAAGACCAATTAAACCTACTTTCATTGTTTTTTTATTGTATACTTAAATTTAGCCAGTCAAAAAGTGGTGGTACTACTCCGATAAGTCGAAGAAGACCTTCAGCAAAAAGTGCAAGAACAACCCACCCAACACACATTGAAATAATCGAAGCATTACGATTATGTTTTCGTATTGCATCATCAATCATCTCCTGAACTTCTTCTTTTGTTGTGAACTCTGTTGGTTCTACATTTTTCCATTTCCATTTGATTAATGAATTCATTAGATCTTCTCCATAGCTTGTTGTAGTTCTCTGGAGTGCTCTAACTCATCGTTTAAAATCTCAAGGATCTTCTCGTCATGCCCATTGAAAGCAAGATACTTTGCATAAGTTTCTGCTGCATGAATCTCTACCTCATAGGAGAGATGGTAAGCAAGGCGAGGAGCCATCCAATAATAAACCACATTGCTCCAATAGTAGATAAGTACGAGATGCTTGGCAACAAAGCGGTCAATAAAATAATTGTTACCACCCCGACTTTCCATGTATTCCAGATGCTCTGTTTCATTGACTGATTGTTCAAAGTGCTGTTTCATCAAATATAGATGCTCAGGACCACGAAGTCCCATGCTTTCTCTGAAGTGCAATACGCTCAAGAACGCAAAATAGGGTGCCCGAGCGATTTCCTCAAGCACCCAAAAGCGTTGATAGTCTCTACCTTGGTAGAGAAAATCTAATATTGCAACAGTGATATCTAAAACGAACCTGTTGATTGTTTGCATTATTCTACATGTACAGTACCGATCATTCCTGCACCTTTGTGTGGAGCACACCAGTAGGTGTAGTCCCCTGCTTCAGTGAAGGTAACATCAAACTCTTCGCCTGGTAGCATAGCGAGAGATTCATGTGCAAGATCAGGACGATCTTCCACAATTACATTATGTGGTGGTAGCATGTTGTTTACAAAGTGAACTGATTCACCTGCAGCGATAGTAATCTCTGCTGGTTCAAACACAAGGTTACCGTCGTAACCCATCTGAACATCTACTGCCCACGCAGGAGCAGCAAAAAAGATTGTAGCGAGAAGTGCGAAAAGAAATCTCATTAGTCAGTCGAATAATTGTCCTTGTATGCGTTGAGTTTGTTGATTAAGTCATCATATTGTTCCCACATATATTCGCTACCTGTTCTCTCTTGATAGAGTAGACAAGCAGAGATTAGACGTGTGATATCCGTGTCGTTAAGACGCATTTCACTTAAACTCATAACTTAATTAATTATAGTAAACCGAACAATTATTAACTGATTTTAATAATATCTTTATTTTTTATGTTAGCAATTCCAAGCACGAAGAGACTTATTGATTCTGCTGTCCTTATCGTTAGCAGTTTTCTTAGAAGTCAACTTCTTCTTCATGCCTTTCATTCGCGCACAAAAGCTCGCTCTACGAGGGTTCCCAACTTTTTTTGAAGGTGCTTTAAGATCGCTTCCTGGGTTCTCACGCTCATACGACTTTCTACCTTTTTCATTCAATCCTCCAGATTTTTTCTTACCTTCCTTTCTCGTCCATGCAGACTCAGAAAGTTCTTTCATTTCTTTGTAAGATTTCATGAGAGTACAGCGTTTCACTTATTTAGTTCCGCGAATAGTTTTGCTCCTGGACCCGTTGGTATTTTATACAAATTCATAGCAGCACAAACTCTACGACCCATAGTAGGTTTTACTCTATGTTCTAAACTACCAGGAAACATTACAAGCATTCCTTCTTCTGGATGCACATCTAATTTATCTTCAAAACATAGAGGAGATGCATTTTCCTCAACTTCTATGTAATAAACTGCTGCCCAATCTGCTGGAAAATGTCCATGCTTTCTAGCGAGATTGCCCTTTTCATACTCTGCAATCCAAAAGTTATCCACATACATGGGAACACTTAAATCCTTTTGGTAGTAAGTCGATAGAGTATCAGCTACTTCTAATGAAAATGCGGTCAACTCTTTGATGATAGGTTCTGGGCATTCGTAATGCATTAGAAAACTACTTCTCCAATCGCATTTTAGATTGGACATTTTAGTTCCAATATACTTATGTCTATGCCTTTCAATGTATTCTTTTAGTTGTTGATTAACTCTCTTGTAATCAGGAACTGTGGTTGTGAATACAGGGCAAGGTCTTTCTACTTTTTGTACTTGAATTGGTTTTTTTGTTGGGGCATCTAGAGCACGACTCACGTTTCTAATATAAGATGGTGTGTTCACCTTTTACCTCCTCCCATTTGCTTTAGCATTTTTTGTAACTCGGTTGTGCTACCAACAAACATAGCATTGTTAGTAACGGAAGATGGACCTTTCTTCTGTTCAGCGTCTAGATCCTTCATCTTCTTGTGTAAGTCTTGTAGTTTCTCAGTCATGTCTGCAACGTGCTTCATTGCCGCTACAGCGACTTCATATGCTCTAGGGTGCCCAGACTCCTGTGCGACCTCTAAAGCGCCTCTGACTGCCTCCTGACCCTGATCTATGAGTGAGTATAACTCCCCACGGGTATACTCATAGTCTTTAGTGCGATCATCCTTATCCACTTTAGGTGGAACAGGTTTGCTGGGCTTGCTTTCTACAACCTCAGCATCAACACTAATGTTGAGCATTTCTTCCATGTTCTCTTCTAAACTCATAAGATGTTAAACCCACTATTGAATCCGAAGTCATCATCAGCAGTAACAAGAACATCGTCGTTTGCATCGACTTGACCATCCTGGTTGATGTCTGTCTTTGCTTTTGGAGTGTAGGTAAGTTCTGCTGCTCTGCGATTGACTTCCTGATCTCCAACAGTTTCGATAACCTTTGCCTTTCTGATGATGTCTGCTTTTCTGTAAGGACCGTAGAGATATGTCTTAGCAGAAAACTGTAGTGTGTATACAACCAATCTTCTGTTTAAGAAACTTTCATCCCATTCATCTTCTAGGTTTACAGAGTTGAGAGTAACAGATACATCTCTCTTCTCGTCCATGTCTGGAATCATCTTCAATGTGATATTGAATGATGGTTGGAAGAAGGGTAGAATCTGTTCTAAGATTTGTAGACCAGTGTCTTGGTCTTTTGATAGAATACCTAGTTCAAAGTTTAACGTATATGGAACAGGGAGATACTGTACTCGTACCTCGTTACCATTGTCCTCAATAACATTCTTATATTTTTGAACAGGACTTGTTTTCCTAGCAGAATCATATGAGATACCAGTCATCTCAAAATAAATTCTAGGCATTGTGATTGCTACCTTCTGCGTCGAAGGGTTTTCAAACAATCTATATAAAAACTTTTGCTTTGGTCCATACGCCAAAGCGACCTTTTCCGTTTCAATAACCTCGTTAGTTTCTGGATCCCTTGTCTTTACATCAATGTTATTGAAAAGAGTTCCAAAACCGATTACTGTTCTTCGGATGGTTTCGTTATAAAAGTGGGATCCTAACATCAGAAACTACCTGTAAAATTACCAAATTCACCGAAAGGATTACCTTCAGTCCAATCAATCAACTCATCTGCTCCATCTTCAATCGCTTTGTTCTGATCATAGTTGGAGTTAGAATTATCAATAGAACTGAACGATCCTAATGTATATAGGGCACCAGAAATAGTACCTCTTATGAGGTCACCATCACGGAAATCTCCAGACTTGTTCATCAACTCTAAAGTCAGATCACTACCATTCCAACCACCAACTTCACCAATACTATCTGTAGCTAGATCATATAGTTTTGCTCTCTGACCACTAGTGTCTGTAGTTTCATATGCATTGATAACATATCTATTATTAGTAGAGTCATAGTAGAAGTGACCCTTGGTTGTAGTTGCTGTAGTTCCGTTGTAGGTATAACGATATCTTAACCTTTGATCTTCAAAGTCCCAGTAGAAATACTTGACTTGAGTTGTGGTAGCAAATACAGGATCAAAGGATGCACTGTGATCTACGTAGATCTTACCTGATCCATCAGAAGACCAAGATCTGTTACCACCCTGATCATTGAAGTTTCCTGCTACGATATGCTCTCTTGCTTGGAAATCTACTGGGTTCTGTGGTCCATCAATGGTAACTGTAGGTGGTGTAGTATATCCACTACCAGCATCTGTAATAGTGATAGCATTGACTGCACCATTGTAGATAGTCGCTGTACCAGTTGCTTGTGTACCGCCTGAAGGTGGAGCTGATAGTGTTACATTAGGAGCAGATCTATACCCAGAACCACCACCAGAAATAGGAATATTATTTACTGTTCCATTATCTAAAGTAGTTGTAGCAGTTGCTGTAGATCTTAGATCACTGAGGTTCAGCGTAGTCATTACAGAATGATCTAGTTCGATAGCATCAATCTCTTCAATACCAGTATCAAACTCATCACTACCCTGTTCATAGATCTCAGCAGTGATCTCATAAAAATAGTTTTTGCCTAACTGATAGAATGGTTGCTCTCTTTCAACGAACTTAATTTCGTATGCATTACCAGTCAGAGGATAGTAAATAAGATCCCCTTCGTTAGGTCTTTGTGTAATAGTAAGATTCAAAGCAGGAACTAGAGACTGTTCCCATCTTCTTCTTGATAAGATAAACTTAATCTCGTCACTAATTCTTACACCAAACTTACTGATGAAATCTACAGGAGATCCAAATCCTTCGACATTGACCAGTAGCATTTCAATCATATAAGATTGATTGAACTCTGAGTATATGACTTCACCTAAAGTCTTATCCCTTAGCATAGTTCTAGGGATATAAAAGACATCGGTGCCGAACAATTTGATTTGCTCGTCAACTAAGTCTTGTACTAGATTCTGTTCAGTGGTATTACCACCGTGCTGAGGAAAATAAACTTTTTTCATCCGATCATATCAAGCGGTGGTAACTCGTATGTGCTGGAAGAAGCGTCCATTAATGCTTGGATTTCATTCAAAGCATCTTCATACAATTGTCTTCCGTTCATGGATACTCCACCTGGGAGTTGAACGCCATTGAACTTGATCAAGTTTTGTCCCCACTGTCTCTTAATTAGAGCAGTAGCATATTTTTTGACGAACTGATCATTATAGACTTCTGTAAATGTAGTGGGATCTAAAGCTCTATAACACTCGATTAGTAACCACTGATCTTCTGTTACTCTTTCTGGGTCGATATCAATATACAGACGATCTTGTCTACAGTTAAATCTGTAACCAACCAATGAACCTGTATTGATAATCATATCAATAGTTTCAAAGTGTTGCTTTACCATGTAGTAGTTGACCATATCAACACCACCAAAAGCAAGACCTGTTCCTGATGTGTAAGAAAACAAATCCATCAAATAGTATTGGTTGTTAAGACCAAACAAACTATTTCTTACAAAGTTTGAACTGATACCATATACTTTTGTGATACCAAATACATGCTCTGGAATCTCTAAGTAGTTCTTTCTATTCTCCCATGTTGCTGCATCTGGAGCAGCAGTAGTAGCGGTTTCATTTGCTGTTGTAAATCTTGTTACATCATCCGCAGTAAACTCGTGCTTGAGATACATTCTCTCAGCACCATTAAAGTGCCTCTCTCTAAAATACTGTAAAGCATCATCAATTGCGTCATCAATCTGATCATCATCTAGATTAATTTCAAGTACAGGAGCACCTAACTGTCTTAGACAGTAGTCTCTCAGTTCTTGTCTGCTGGATGGTTGAGCCACAAAAAAATACCCCTAGTCTCCTAGAGGTATTTAGCTTATTGAGCTTCTACTTCATGTAAGAACCAATGTCTCGCTGCAGCAATCGTATCAAAGATACGTTTCTGATCTTGGAATTCACAGTACCAAGTAATTCCTCCATCTTTTCCTTCAGGAATTCTATCTACCAAAAGTTGGTTATCAGATAGTGTATGCATTGCTTCTAACTCTTGTTCAGTATCAGCAGTAAGCATTGCATCAATTACCATGTTGTACTTATGGGGATCCCATTTCTGCTCAATTTCTTGAATGACTTCGTACATTGGAAGTTCATCGATAGACTTACCATACCCCTCTCTATCGATCTCGATGACCTTTCCTTCTTCCCATCCTGGTTCACCACGGCGAAGAGCTTCTAGTTCTTCACCTACGGCAAAGCGATGTTCAATGTCCATGTCCATCTCAGAGATGTCCAAACCCCCCTGTCCAGATGGGTTTTCCGTAATATCACTCATTTTATGTTAGGATAAATAACGACAGTATAACATATTTATCTGTTGCGAGTTGATGAGTTATACTGTATAATGTCTGTATTACCGAATAGAAAAAAATGAGTATCAAAGCACTTGTGTTAGAGGGTGGCGAGACTGTTATCGCTGATGTACAAGAAGTACATGATAAAGAGAAGCAAGAATTTCTTGGTTACCGAGTAAGCAATCCATACATCGCAGAAATGGAATGGTCTGAAGTTCCATCTGCTCCTATAGAAGGAACATCTCTTAGTGGTGATGCTCAGTCTGCTGAAGTGAAATTTAGTTACTGGGGACCTCTTGCTGCGACAAGGGAATTTGATTTTGTTAAAGATTATGTTCGTGTTATCTATGAAGCACATCCAGATACTATTCAACTATACATGTCTGTTTTAGCACACCACCAAGAACATTTTGTTAACGAAGCAAATGTAGAAACCTCTAAGACAGTTGTTACTATGCTTCCTGAAGAGGGTGCAGAAGGTGCATCTGCAAATAATGATCCATCCCAATCTTTTGATTCCTGATGACTGAAATTATTATTGATACTGGTCTTAAAGACAAGATCCTCCAAGTAAATTGGGAAGATGTATGTGGTAGTATTACTTCTACCCAAGACATTCAAGACTACGGTGATTATGCAATCATCGATGATTTTATTGAAAAGATTGATGATCTATCATTAGCTATATCTAGATATCCATCTGATTCAAGATCTCTGGAAGTAGAAGCAGCACATAAAGAATTTGGTGAACTAGAAAGGGGATATAAATTTCCTGGTATTGAACAACTATTACCATCGACATATTTAAATCCTATCATCTTCGCATGTTACAAAGCTTTTGTTGAATGTGAATTCATTCCTCATGATTTAGATTCAAATGTTACTGAAGAAGGTAAGATTAAATTCATGCAGAAACTTCCTAGTATTTCTGTTGTAAAGGGAACCCTTCTACATGAAGGTATGATTATCAATAAAAATGCTGAGGTTCCTGGACTTGGAAACTTTGACTACCAAGCAACTCTATTTCTCACAGAACCTCCAGTAGGAAGTGGAATTGGATTGTATGATGTATGTCTTGGTGATCAGCGTTGTTCTGGTATCGAAGATTTGATGGATATCGAAGATAACGATTTGAGAAATGAATTTGCTAAGTGGTTGAATGATAATGCTACTTGCAAATCAGAGACGATTGAATACCAAAACTACAAAGAGAATGATGTATTCCAACAAACTAGATTTATTGAAGCAAGGAAAAATCGTTTAATCCTTCATAAGGGAACAAACTTTTTCCGTTATGAATATGAAGGTACGGGTGATATGTATATGCTATCCATCTATATGAATCAACCACCTAAGAGCAAAGAACTTGATGGTAACGAAATTGAACAAGATGACAACTATTGATGTACCAGAGATTAATCTAGAGGATTTCTCCACATATTCAACTAGAGATATCATGGATATCTGTAAATTCAATCCTATAGAAGAGATTGAAGTTGATATTGGTAGTGTTGAAGGACTCAGATATTTTAAAGCAAGAAATCTTCTCAAAGATCCTCTAGCTCTAAGACAATTTCTACGTCAATTTCCTGCTGAAAATAGAGAAAAAAGTTCAGAGGAAGGAATGTCTTTTAGTGGTAGCTCATCTCCTGGATTGCAGCAACCTATCGAAAGATCATTTTTGAAATACATGGGGTATCAAATCTACACTATTTGTAGACAGTTTGATTTTTTGAAATACAAAGCAAAAGATATTAACTGGAGATATTACACAAACTATTACTATAATGGTATGACGGCGTTTAATAGAAACTATCTACCCCATGTAGATCCATTCTCATACGCTGCTAATATTTTTCTTACTGATTCGGGTGAACACGGAACTTCATTTTTTAAATATGTAGATCCAGAAACAAAGAAATCATATTATAGTATGGGTGATATTATGTCTTCTGGTGATAAAATTTCAAGAAGATATGTTGAAGTCATTCAAGAAAAATATGGATATGAACTGGCTAATCCAGAACATATTTTAAATAAAAAGGGGTACGGGTTATATCAATGTAAAAATGGAGTATCTCCATGGATCAAGTATGAAGGGGATGACTGCTATCAAAGATACTATCACCTACCTTCTGACTATAACTCCATTTCTATGTACAGAGGTAATAGATGGCATAGCGCAACTTTTGATGCAGAGAATAGCAAAACTGGTAGATACTCTCTAGTAGCTTGCATCCTATGAAGACAAAAAAACTTAAATGGGATGAGTCTGAAATACAGACATTTGAGGATGTTTTCCCTAGGGAAGATTTTATTGAACTAACAGATTACATGAGACTTCCGAATTGGTCTTATGGTAATATTTCAAATCCTAGTTCTCCATCTACACCATTTTTTTACAATGACTTACAAGAAGTTCCATTCTTTACAGAGCATTTATTTAAGCAAATTTGTAAACTAACTGGTCAAGACTGGGATCTACACAGATGTTATGCTAACGGACATGTATCTGGAACCAACGGTGCTCCTCACCAAGATGATGAAACTCCTGGTTCATATACTTTTCTTGTCTACTCTAACTTTGTAAATAGTGAAGTTAAAAAATGGAAACCTGCGTGGGGAGGTAAGACTATTTTTTACTTAGACTTTAACGATAACTATAAATGGGTATTACCTAAACCAAATACTGCTACATTTTTTCCTGCTGATATATTTCATCACGCAGAACCTACAACCAGACATTTTATTGGATTGCGATTATCTGTAGCATGGAAATTACGGGCAAAAGAAAAGGGGTCGTGAGACCCCTTTTTTTATTCAGATGATACCGCCTGTTGGCGTTGGTTGTTCATCAAGATAGATCCCAACCAAAGGACTATCCTTTCTATATTTTGCTGGGCAATTTGCATTCCAAAGTTCTGCAATTTCTTGGACAACTTCGTCCTTAATTACTCCCTTGTTACCAGAACCAGGAGCAACACCTGCAGTAGTTCCATCAACTTTTGCTTCGTCTCTTAATAGAGCTTCGTAGCATACATCAGCAGAAGCCATCAATTTTAAGTTTGCTGCTGCATCTTCTTTAGAAACTCCTTCTGCATCGAAGTCCCATTCAGCACCACATGCTGCAGTAACTGCTTTCAATCTTTCTACCAGTTCTTCTCTAGTATGTTTGATATCAAGGAGTTGATAACTCCCATCATAACCTTTAATGTTTTCCATTTGATTTGTACTCTCCGTGTGTTAAAAGAATTTGTGGGGGAGGGTCACTCCCCCTTTGTGTGTATGATTTACGCCTGAGACTCAGACCACGTAATACGTGCCGAGATCTGATATGGGTTGGAGCTAGAAACGCCACCCGAGTCAACGATGTTAGCAACAACAGTTAGTAGGTCAGGTCCGTTAGGATAGATGCCGTCACCACCAAGGATCGAGTTACCCAGAGAACTAATTCTAGATAGGTCGAAGGTAGTAGAAGACGTTTGACCGTTACCTGCACCTGCTGCACGGAAGGAGAGGATCTGAGATCCACCCGATACCGTATCATCAGCAGCGTGTCTAACAAGTTGACATAGTGAAGGATCATCCACGTTCTCAAATGTATCAGTGGAGAGTGATGGGTTCAGAATCAGAGAAATCTCTGTTTCGTGAGTGGTTAGAATACCAACAGAGTCAAGTGCTAGTTGCATTCTGTTGATGATTTCACGTTCACCCAGAGCACCAGTGATAGAGGAGTCAACCGAAGGTGCAAGTCTAATCGAAACCAGAGGAATATTCAGAGGAATCAATACAACTTGGTTGGTTGCCGCAGAACCGATGTTCATCGTTGTTCCGCTGGAAACTGCAGGGTTGCCTAGAGCACCGTTGATAGCAGAGTAGTAGTTACGTGGGAAGTAACGAGTAGTTCCCTGTAGATACTGGATGTAAACATAGTGATAGCTGCTATCGGTATAAGTTCTGGTGTTAATTGGTTTACCAGACTGGAAGTAACCATTAGCGGTACTACTTTCAAAGATCAGCGTGTTGACCGTTAACTGAGACGCATCAGAGGTGTTGAAAGGAATACGGATGAAGTATTCTCTAGACCAGTAAGATCTATATGCCTCAGTGATTGTGCTGCTCGCTTGAGTCTGTGCAGAAGTACCAGAACTGTTGGTGAACTTCAGTGAGTTACCAGACGCGGTGAATAGGTACGCTTCGTCATCCTGGAACATACCATCCATGATGACCGAAGTACCCCAGTGGAACAGAGTTCCAACGTAAGTAGGTAGATCACCATTCTCAATCTCATAACGTGCAGGTAGGTTACCAGAACGGAAGTAAGATTCAGTCAGTTTGTTGTTGTGCTTAAACTCGTGGAAATACTTAACATGTCCATGAGAATCCTTGAATCCGAAGCGGATCTTACCAGCACCATACCAGGAGTAATCCATGTAGCACATCTGGATCTTGGATAGATCTAGAACATATCCAGACTTACCTAGACCATCTGCTCTATCAAGGTTCCACTGAGTCTGAGGTACTTTAGTATCTACAGTCTTAGTGATGATAACGTCAGCGTTGGATACACCTCTGTATGAAGGTTGAACTGTAAGTTGTGTGTTACTTGTAACCTTAACAACTTTATAGGACATACCACGGATAACAATCTTATCACCTGGATTCAACTGAGATGTGAAGTTGGTATTTGTACCAGTTACAATATGAGAGTCCTTAGTAACAGCGACTCTACCAGGAACCTGCTGAACAGAAGATCTTCTTACACAATTCAATGTATCACCATCGAACTCGAAGTAGAATCCGTTCTGATCATCGAACATACCGCAACGGATGTCGCAATCAGTCCAAGAAAGAACTGCAAGTGTTGGGAATCCACCACCGCTAGTAGCAGTTGGTTCTTCTTTCAACAGATAGGTGAAGTTGAAGTCATCAACTACCGAGTCGATTGGACCCTCAACGTTGAACTCTTGGATATCAGTATTGATAACCTTAACCTTGAGGTTTGAGGTCAACTGGTGAGGCTTGCTGGTTTGTGCAGCAGCAGTAAACTTCTGTTGGAAGTCGAGTGTACCACCAGTAAAGTCGGTTACAACTTCGGTTGTTAGTTTAACTGTTGTAGCATCAATAACTTCAGCAATTCTGGTCTCAGAAATCAAGCAGTTGTTTGCTGTACCAGAACCAGTTACAATCTGACCAGCAACGAATCCAGTCGTGCTTGTAACGGTAACCAAATCAGAAGCTGCAGTACCAGAAGCATTGGTCTCAAGTCTTTGAGCACCAGTTGCAGTGTAGTTGATGTCCAGAATTGGAATCTGAGGAATGAAGTTAATTGCAAGAGAAGTCTGGATACCTTTACCTGACTGATAACGGAAATACTTACGAGTCTGTCTAGAAATTCTAGAGTTAGGTGACTTAGAAGTACCAATTTCCATACCACCGTCAAATGGTCTGTGTAGGAAGAATCCATCAGGTCTTACATAGATGTAAGAAGGAATTAGATAGTTCGTACCAGACTGCGAGAAGGAGAACGCTTGATCGACAAGAAGTAGATCGTCGTCAGTAATAGCAGTAACTCTTCTGGATTCAAGAACACCTGGAGTACCACCAGTTGTGTTAACAACCTTGATGATATCACCGATCTTAAAGAATCTCTGGAACGCTGCGTTTGTACCAACAACTCTTCTAGAACCAGAAACAACTTCGATTGTACCAGTACCAGTAACCTCACCAGATAGGTTTCCAGAAATAAATTCTTGGATACCAGTACCTGTACCAGAAATGGTAATGATGTTTGTATTATCTAGAGCATCTTGTAGCGAAGGTGCAAGTCTGAAGTTGTTGTTATCAACTAGAACTGCATAGTAATCAGTGTTATCAGTCAGACCACCAACAACGGATCCACCGTTGACGCTATAGATAATTCTAGTTCCAGTGGAATAGAAGTGGTTGTTGATATTAATACAGTTGTTAGAAGTATCAATGTTTGAATTTGCATCAAACTGCTTAACGGTAGGTGCAATCTTGAATGGAATTGTAACTTCAAGTTCCTTCTCGGAGATTGCTCTAGTCGTGGTGTATGAACCATCAACAGTACCAAAGTCTGCAGTCGTGTTCTCAAAAGACTGAACACCACTACCTTGACCAGTAAACTGAATTTCATTACCACTAGCAGCGTTGCCAGCAGTGGTTGCTAACTGGAATCTGTTACCGTCAATAGTGATAACGTAGTAAGAGCTTCCGTTACTGAAAGGCGATGCAAGTGTGCCTGGGCTAGTAAATTTCAGTAGTTCACCACTAGAGAACAGGTTGTCCTTAATGTAGAAAGAGTATCTCGCAGGGTTAGCAATAACACCAGTAAAGGTGATATTACCAGTTGTATATCTCAGTCTTACAGGAGAAGCACCAGTGCTTGTCTTAATTCTGAAGCGGTTGTTATCAATTCTATCGATGTAGAATGTACCAGAGGTATAAGTGCTCTGGTTCATGTTTTGATCATAGAAATACCGAATCTGACCACCATCAGCAACAGTTAACGTTACGTTCTGGTTGTTAGGGAATCCATGATTCTCTTTATAGAACGAGTCATTAGTAGAGGTATTCCTCTTAACGAATGCGATGTACTGGTTAGTGTAACCATCAGAGCTGTATCCAGCGAAGTAACGGTTCATGGTTGCAGACCAACCTTCCTGGTAATACCAGAAGAACCAGTTGTTACCTCTAACTCTGACATAGTTTGGATTTACATAGTCAGTATAGAAGTTGTCTCTATAGTAATAAGTTTGAGGTAGATTACTATTATAACCCTGTACAGTATATGCTCTACCGTGTCTGTCGCCTTCACCTTGGTCATTGATAAAGCGGTTGTTATTATCTGTTAGGAAGTCATAATTACCGTTAAATCTGGAAGAGGTGCTGAAAGGAAGAGTCTCATGGTTATATCCATAAGTTCTAGGTTGTGTACCTCTGTTCTGGTAGTAGTAGTTAACATAGAAATAATCAGTGCCGTTATCACCCAGATTAGGACGACGTGTAGCAAAGAAAACTGTTCTATCCCATGAAGTACCACCTAGACCATAGGTGCTGTTAACTGCTTGGAAATCGTGACCAGATCTGGTTCCGCCTTGATCCCAGTAGTAGGTATAGAAGTATGCATACCAGTCATACCAACCTTTGTATTCTCTACGGATGTTGTATACAAGACCGAAGTTATGATCACCAAATGTCCAAGTACCATCATGAGGATAAGATCCTGCAGGATATGCATCACTGAGGTTGATAGCACCGTAGTTTAGACGCTGAGATTCGTGTAGTTTGATGGTATCACCATCAACTCTCTCAACATAATAAACCTGCATTCTTCTCAAACCACCCAAAGGTCTGTTACCTGGGTTTGGATAGTAGAGTAGGCAGTAGTGGTTTTGGAGATTGTGACCAGGGATTCTGATTGTATTATCATTATAATTAACATCAGACTCACCAAATCTCTTGGTGTATGTACACTCGTAGTTGAATACGAATGTCTTTTCTCTGTTTACTGTTACCGCAGTGTTTGATGTTGGATCTTCGTCAATATATGGTCTTCCATCAGGTGCAGTCGCTGTAGGATCTTGAATCTCAAGAATCTTAGGCGAAACAGTGTTAACGAAGTAGAAGTTAGTGTTGTCTGCAAAACCGTGCTCAGAGACCGTAGTTAGATAAACTTTAGAAGTTGTCTTTGTGCTAATGGTGAATGTATCACCCATACCTGGGTGAGCATCACAATAGTAGCTCAGAGGAGATGGAGTAGCTCCATCAACGTAAATTCTGACGTATGCTCCTGCAGAACCTGGGCTACCATGTGCATATACAAATGTAGTGAATTCAGAACCACCACCATGAGTACCATCAGAAGTAGTAGAGAATCTGAATGGGTGAGTACCAACAGAAGTATCAGAAAGATCGAATGTGTAGATCGACTTTCTGGAAAGATCTAGTTGTGCTTGTTGTACTCCATCAAGGAAATACTTATTACCAGCACTTGCTACACCAGTTGAACCATCAAGAGTGTAAACAACTTGAGAACCAATTAGATCAATCTGTTCACCATTATTGAAAGCACCTGTTACATCATAGATATCAATAGTTGAACCACTGACTCTACCAATAACACCAGCACCACCACCAGCACCGTTAACAGTTGCACCAACAAAATACTCATTTACGTCAACTGTTGTAGTTGCTGTTAGAGTAGTAACTGATTTTACAGTAACAGGAATGTTGTATAGATCAGATACAATACCAATCGACTGGTCTAGGGAGATTTGAGAACCCTGGAAGAACTTACCTGGAATAATCGAGGTGTAAGTACCTTGCAGTTCTCTGGTAGATGGTTGGTTTGATCTTGCCTTATATGTAAAGGTAGTTGTGGTTGGAACTGCCTGAATGATATAAGTACCTTCTGCAGTAATTTCTGCAAGACCCGTAACAGTAATAGGAACACCACTTGTTAGGTTGTGGTCAAAACTTGTAGTAACTGTAATAAGTTCTGATCCAGAAACTGCTTCTACCTTAGAGATGAAGGGGATTGTAGTATCAGAAGTAGATGCATAGAACGATGGAATGTTGTTGATCGTCTGAATGGTCTCCCATTTAGATGCCTGAGGTCCGTACTCAAAGTCGGTATCAATCAGGTTTTCTGGATTGGAGACTCTGAACTTAGATACAGCGTCAACAAAAGTTTCCGATGGTTCAAATTTTACCGAATCTTCTTCTGTAAAAATTTGAAGTGCATCTGTATCACTCATCGACGTGGTGTCGTGAAGTAGAGTGATTGTAGTTTCATCTGCAACACCATCATAACTGAATGTACCAGTCTTGGTACTATCAGCAAAGTTGTAGATAATAATGTTATCTGTTGTGTTTGTAATCATCAACAGACGGCGCTGGTGGTGATTACCTTTTAGTTTGACCGTTTTTGCCGAAGCATCAAACGTAAAGTCAAAGAGCAATTTTTTTGCCATTTTCTGTTATTCCCCTTGTGTTTGTTTATAGTTACGAAGTGTAGTTCTCAAGTCAGTGCTCACATTGATAATAAATCTCTTGTAAAAAGTTTTGGGTTCACCAACCCATTGCCGCCATCATTCCCATAGAAATGGTGATTTGCTCAACAACGTAGTCTTGCCTTGCGTGAGGAATACCACCAGCTGTGGCTCCATCATGTAGAACCAGACTCATAGTATCTGTGTCCACAGTTAGTTCCGCAAGGGCACCAGTAAATGTAGAGTGTTGTACCGTAGTACCTCTTCTCAACTGTACCTGTTTGGTCATGGGTATCCCCTAGAATTTATGCTAGTTTTATTTATAAAAACTGAGGATCTTTAAATGATAGTGACGAACGTGAATCCAACCTCAAACTTGCGGTACTCGGTAGTAGCATCACCGCTGAGAGTGATAGTACCGCTTCCAACATGACGACTGTTGACGAGTCTTTCTTTGCCTGCTCCACTGAATGTGAAGAGAACTGTACTTTCTGGTTTGTTGGTGGTCTTGGATTCTGCCGCTCCACTTGCAGTAAAGAGTGAACCAGATCCATTGAAGTGAGGAATAAATCTGACTTCTGTCGCACCACCAGATATGGTATACTGTGCAGTATCCCCAACATATCTTTCGGTGTGCTTCTCTTCTGATGTTCCAGATAGAGTTGCAGAACCTGTTGCTTGGTATCCAGAACGGATGAAGGATTCGTTTGCTCCTCCAGAGAATCTTGCGATGAGTGTATCTGCATCTGCAAACGCAACTGCTTCTGCTGCTCCACCAACTGCGAATAGAGAACCAGTACCAACATGAGGTTGTACTGTTCTTTCTTCTGCAGATCCAGTGATAACAATAGATCCAGATCCAACAAAGTCTCTTGCTCTTGGAGTTTGAGCTGTACCAGAGACAGTAAACAGAACTGTATCTTCTGGTGGATTTGTGGTTGTAGATTCTGCAGCACCTGCTGCTGTGAATAGAGAACCAGATCCAACAAAGCTTCCAGTAAACTTGGAAACAGATTCTCCAGAAAGTTGAACTTGTAAAGTCTCTTCTTCTGCAAACGTAACTTTCTCGTCGATTGCCTGACCAGAGAATGTGGAAATATTTCCACTTCCAATGTAAGGGCGATTGACTGCGCTTGTACTTGCTCCCGAGAATGTGAAGAGACCAAATCCATCTGGACTGAAAGCGATTTTCTCTTCTGCAAATGCAACTGCAGCACCACCTTCGAGGAAGTCCATGACTCCCGATCCAGTGTAATGATCCAGTTGTTCTTCGACCGCATCGCCACTGAAGGTATATTGTGCAGTATCTTCTGGGGGATTTGCGATGAAGGACTCTGTACCAAATCCACCAATTCCGTAGAGACCAATTGCTGTCTCGACGAATGTAGCACTTTCCGCTGCACCACTGAATGCGAATAGAGATCCAGAACCATCGAAGTAACGAATGACTTTGATGTCTGTTGCTTCGCCAGATAGAGTTGCAGAACCAGAACCAATATAAGATTCTGTATGTCTTTCTACCGACTGACCAGCAGCGGTGAATAGAACTGTGCTTTCTGGTGCGTTGGTTGTGATAGTCTCTGCAAGACCACCTGCTGTGAATAGAGAACCAGATCCAACAAAGTCTCTTGCTCTAGTAGTATGACCATCACCAGTGAGGTAAATGGAACCACTGCTGACCCAGTTAGGAATGAACTTAACGTTAGTTGCTTCACCACTGTAAGTAAACTGAGCGGAGTCACCGACATAACGTTCGGTGTGTTTCTCGGATACTCGTGTACCAGATAGGGTTGCGGATCCAGATCCAACTGCTCCTTGAGGAGTGAAAGATTCTGCCTTGCTTCCACCAAAGACAAGTAGATAAGTGTCTTCTGGTGGGTTGAATGCAACTCTTTCTGCAGCACCGCCAACTGTGAATAGGTTGCCCCCAACAACAGGTAGGTAATGAATCGTGAAGACGACAGCACCACTGACTGTGATAGTTCCGCCTTCCTCGTCTGCTTGTGCAACTCTCTCGACACATGTACCAGAGAATCCACCATAAGAACCAGATCCAATAAAGTCTTTGGTAACTGCTGCTGTACCAATGCTTCCAGCAACTGTGAAGATAACAGTGCTTTCTGGTAGGTTTGTAGTCTTGGATTCGGCAGCACCATTTGAGGTGAATAGATTACCAGTACCAGTCCAATGATACTGTTGGCTAACAGTACCCTCACCACTAACGACATATGGTTGTGTGATTCCGAAGTATGCTTCGGTGTGTTTCTCGGAAACTCTTGTTCCAGAGAATCCACCATAAGAACCAGATCCGATTTCTGTTGCTGGAGTAAAGGATTCGTCTTTGCTTCCTGAGAATCTGTATAGTCCTGTGGATTCTGGTAGATCGACAGTCTTGCTTTCTGCAGCACCACTGAGTAGATTGATAGTACCAGAACCAGGATATCTGACTCTGTAGATAAACTCGACTGCACCACTGAAGGTGTATAGTGTTGTATCTTCTTCTGCAACTCCAACTCTTTCGATAAGAGCTTGACCAGAGAATGTAGATAGAGTTCCGCCAGCAAATACTTCTCTGACCGTAGCAGACTCGGATCCAGTTCCAGATGCGACAAGTAGAACTGTACTTTCTGGTAGATTTGTGGTCTTCGATTCTGCTGCTCCACCAGCAGTGAATAGAGATCCAGAACCAACAAAGCTGACGACATAGTTGAATACAACCTGACCACTGATCGTGTATAGTGTTGTATCTTCTTCTGCAACCGCAACCCTCTCGATAACAGATTGACCAGAGAAGGTGGATAGAGTTCCAGATCCGATTTCTGTCGCTGGAGTAAAGGATTCTGCCTTGCTTCCACCAACAACGAAGATGACTGTGCTTTCTGGTGGATTGCTGGTCTTGGATTCGGCAGATCCACCTGTAGTGAATAGGGAACCAGATCCAACTTCGGCGTTGCTTTCCCTTTCGACAGCAGATCCAGATAGAGTATACTGAGCAGTATCTCCAGTGTAATCTTGAGTTGCTCTCTCGACTGCAGTACCAGACAGAGTAATAGCAGTCGCAGTACCGATATAACGTTCGGTGTGCTTCTCGATACCGACACCAGATACTGTAAACAGACCTGTTGCCTCTTGTGTTCTGACTGCAGCTGCTTCTGCTGCTCCACCAGCAGTAAATAGAGATCCAGAACCAACCCAGTTGTCTGTTTGTCTTTCGACTGTAGTACCAGAGACAGTAAACAGAACTGTATCTTCTGGTGGATTTGTAGTTGTGGATTCTGCTGCTCCTCCCGCAGTAAAGAGAGATCCAGAACCAACAAAGTCTCTCGCTCTTGTAGAAGCTGCTGCACCACCAGTATCGAATAGTCCAGTTGCCTCTTCTGCAACTCCTGCTTTTTCGACAAGAGCCTGACCAGAGAATGTGGATAAAGTTCCACCTGTAAATACTTCTCTGACTGTAGTAGCGTCTGAGACAGTACCAGCAGCAGTAAACAGAACTGTGTTTTCTGGTAGATTCGTAGTCTTCGATTCTGCTGCACCACCAAATAGTGGTAGGGTTCCAGATCCAACAAACTTGAATGCGAATCTGTAAGTATTACCAATGAATGCAGCTGATGTGAATAGAGTATAAGTACCAAATCCATCAACGATTGCGAATCTAGCAAAGCGGACAACTGCATCACCAGAGAATCCACCGTAAGATCCAGATCCAATATACCTTCTTTCAAACGGAGTCTCAGCAACACCACTAATGGTGTAAGTACCATGTGCAGGATCAGTTAGATGTGCTAGAGTTCCATCTTCACCGTAATCAACTTCACCAGTTGTTAGTGGGTTGGATACCTGACCTTGATCTTCGTTGGATGTAGCAGAAGCATCGACAGAACCGTAATCTTCAGGTGTAAGTACAGTAGGAAGATCTCTGTCGTATACCCAAGTTCTGGATTCTGCAACACCACTAAGTGCGTTGAGTGTTCCAGTTCCGACATATGCGCGGGATCTGATTGTGTCTGCAACACCACTGACTGTAAAGAGTCCAGTGGTATCGTCTGTTTGAGCAACAACTTCGACAAGTCCACCAGCAGTAAAGAGTGAACCAGAACCAACCCAAGAAGGTTTTCTAACAACATGAGCAGCACCACTAGTTGCGTAGGTTCCTTGAGCAGGAGTAATGACGGTGTTGAGAATACTACCGTTGTCTTCTTCGCCTGCAGTAGTTGGTAGGATGATATTACCGTTATCATCAGTGGTTGTTGTTGCAGCAGAGATGAGACCGTTATCAACCTGAGTGAAGGGTTGTAGAAGTTCATCGCTGTAATCGTAAGTTCTAGATTCTGCACAACCATTGAGTGTGAAGAGAGATCCAGAACCAACGTAATCAACAACTGCCCTGAATACACTCGATCCAGATACACTGAATAGACCTGTAGTAGACTCAGCAACTGCAACAGACTCAACTGCACCACCAAAGGCGAATAGAGATCCGCTGGAGAATTCTCTAACAACATTCTTCTCAGTGGTTGTGCTGCTAAAGGTATAAGTTCCAGTAACAGCATTGACGGTAGAAGTATTAATAACTGTACCGTTGTTCTGAATACCTGCAGTGAGTGGATTCGTGATGCTACCATAATCAACAATGGATCCACTAGCAGTAATGAGACCTTGATCGTCAGTAGTAAACGTAACGATAGTTGTCTCGTTATAATCATAAGTTCTAGATTCTGCAGCACCACCAATAATTGGTAGATTACCAGAAGCATCCCATTTCCAGCAGAATCTGTAAGTGTTGCCGATGAATGCTGGGGAAGTGGATAGAGCAAATAGTCCTGTTCCAGTTTCAACAACAGCAACTGCTTCTGCTGCTCCACCGACTGTAAACAATCCACCAGAACCAACCATTGCGAAGGTTGGTTCGTATACAACGTGACGTGCTTGTTCTTGTGTCTTCTCGTCACCAACTTGAGGAATAAGTCCTGTTTCAGGAGTAACATAATCTGGATTGATGAATAGAAGTTCGTCAATGTCTTCCTGAGTAAGTGGATCTCTAGTGAGACCAAGTTGAATCGTTCCTGTTGTTGCTGTAAGAGTTCTATTGGGGAACGCAATGAGACCGTTGGATTCTTCGCCAGCACTTATAGGACTGGAGATAGATCCATCATCTTCAGTTGTTGTAGCAGTGTCGGTGATAAGACCGTTATCAATTCCTGTGTATACAAGAACTGTGTCGTCGTTATAATCGAAGGTGACTTTCTCGACACATCCACCGACACTGAATAGAGATCCAGAACCAACAAAGTCTCTAGATCTGCTGAATGTAGATGCACCAACAACAGTGAATATATAAGTCGATTCGTAATCAACAACGGCAACTTCAGCTGCACCTGATGCGGTGAATAGAGATCCAGATCCAATAAAGTCTCTCGTTCTTGGAGTCTGAGCGACACCAGTAAGATCGATTGTTCCGTATGGATATGTGGTAGCAGTATTGATAACTGTACCGTTATTCTGTTCACGTGCAGTAAGAGGATTGGTGATGAGACCGTTGTCTTCCAGAACCGTTGCAGCAGCAGAGATAAGACCATTGTCTTCGCTGCTGAATACGTCGATAGAATCTTCGTTGTAATCCCAAGTAACTGCCTCGGCACAACCATTGAGTGTGAAGAGAGATCCAGATCCAACAAAGTCTCTCGCTCTCGTAGAAACTGCTGTACCAACAACATCGTATAGTGTGGTTGCTTCTTCTACAAATGTAACTTTCTCGACCAGAGCCTGACCAGAGAATGTACTGAGCGTGCCTCCACCAATCTCGCGTGCAACTTTCTTGTCTGCAGAATCTCCACTTACAACATAAGATCCTGTTAGTGGGTATACTGTAGAAGTATTGACTACTGTTCCATAGTTAAACTCACCATCGGTTGTCGTCTCATTGATGAAACCAGTATCAATGTAATCAGCACCTGTAGATGGTGTACCAGTAACGTTGCCGTAATCGGCAGACGTGAAGACAACAATTGAGGTCTCGTTATAATCCCAAGTTGCAGATTCTGCAGCACCGTTGAGAGTGAATAGAGAACCACCGCCGATGAAAGGTCTTGTTCTAGCGTATGCAGAAGATCCAGATACACTGTATAGACCTGTAAATTCTTCATCAACAGCAACTGCTTCTGCTGCACCACCAATTGCGAATAGAGAACCAGAACCAATCTGAGCAAATGCAGGTTCGTATTTAACATCACCAGACTGTTCTTGTGTTGCTTCATCTCCAACCTGAGGAATAAGTCCTGTCTCGGGAGTAACATAATCTGGGTTGATAAACAGTAGAAGATCAATATCTTCCTGAGTGAGTGGTGCTCTCTCATAACCGAACGTAAAGACTGGTCCAGTTCCACCATCGTAAGCATCAACTGTCTGATTATAAAGAATTGTGTTATAATCTTCCTCTCCCTCGCTGAGAGGTTCTGCAACCAGACCATTAGTAAAGTGATCTTTAGAAGGATTTGTAGGAGTAGTGATGCTACCGTAGTCATCGCTGGTGAAGATGACTTGATCACCGTAATCGAAGGTGACTTTCTCGACTCCGCCACCAACAGAGAACAGAGAACCTGTAACTGGAGGTGCATTCCAGCAGAATCTGTAAGTATTACCAACAGCTGCAGCAGAGGTAAAGAGTCTGAAGAGACCTGTAAACTCTTCATC